CATTAAGCTGTTGATTCCAAGTCAGCTTAAGGTCGTTGCATAGCGTCTTATGGTATCTAACCTGCGTGTTGGAACTGCAGACAATGATGTAAACGCACTTCGTTCTATGGGTATGTTGCCTGACGGCTACGCTGTCAACGACTTCCTGACAGATCCAGACGCGTTCTTCATCATGACTGACGCACCTCGTGGATTCGTCCACTTTGAGCGGACTCCTCTTGCTACTAACATGGAAGCGGACTTCGACACTGGCAACATGCGCTTCAAGGCGCGTGAGCGTTACAGCTTCGGATTCTCGGATCCACGCGCTGTATTCGGTTCACCTGGTGCCGCATAAGTAGTTTTTAAACTACTGGAAAGGGGGCCTTGTGCCCCCTTTTTTATTGTGTTTATATAAACGCGTCGAGATTCCCTCTTGACGTACACCTCATTAAGGGCGCTATGCGCCCTTCTTTTTTATGTGTATACTCCAAATATTGGAACTCACATAGCTTGTTAGACAGGATGTTCCACCTGACGTTGCACAGACTAACAGGCTAATCCTTGTGCAAGAGGTAAAGACACATGGCTAATACTACTTTCTCTGGTCCGGTTAACTCTACAGCGGGCTTCGTTGGTGACGTAACAGGTGATGTTGCTGGCGTTATCACGCTGACTTCTACGGTCACAGCTTCTCTTCCTGCCGCGGCGGATAACACAGGCGCTTTGTACGTTATCACCGACAACGGTGCGGGCGATGACGAGTTTGCTTTGGTTGTAAGTAACGGTACTGATTGGGTAGCTGTTGATACTTCAGCTCTTTCGTAAGGAGTGACCTATGAGTTTATCTCAAGTCTTTCAGGTCAGTCGGCGTGAGAGCGGCTTTGCCGTTCTCGGCGTTCATCGGCTAAAAGAGTTTTCTATTATTGGAACTGCCAGCGAAGGAAAACTGACTGTTTACGACACAGACACGGCTCCAGTATCTGGAACATATGGCCAGTCTGGTACAACTGTTACTGTAACAGACGTGGCTCACGGTCTTTTTACGGGTGACGTGGTTGGTATTTGTTTTGATACAGGAACAGGTGGTACAGCGACTTCCGGTAACTATCCTATTACAGTAACGGACGCTGACACATTTACCATTACCATGTTGAATTCAGACACTATTACAAATGATCCTGCGTGTCACTACGTTGCAAACAGCGGTCCTAATCAAGAAAACCCAAAGCGTTGGTTAATGTGCAAAGGTGTTGCGGCTGGTGACAGCTTTGCAAACACCTTTCAAATTCCAAACGAGGGCTTTGTAACGCGTCGAGGCACTTACTTTTTAATGTCTAATCTCTTAGAAGCAGACGTGTTCTACGAGTAAAACATGGCAAAAGTCGACAAAGACAAAATGAAGTGCAACAAGCCACGTAGACAAAAGTCTGGTGGTAAGAAGTTTGTTGTAAAAGCCTGCGAAAATGGCAAAGAAAAAATTGTTCGGTTCGGCGACGCCAACATGAAAATTCGGAAATCAAATCCGAAAGCGCGTAAATCGTTTAGAGCTAGACATGGTTGTGACAAGGGCACATTGAGTAAGCTCAAAGCCAAGTACTGGAGCTGCAAAAAATGGTAAACGAGGTCAAAGGGCAGGTTGTTTTGAAGCACGAAGAGAGTGAGGGTGAGATCCACGTCATTCACAACAAGATTGGCATCATTGAAACCATTCTTAACCGTTTAGAAAACAATCATTTAGCACACATGGAAAAGGACATTGACAAGCTTGGCGATGATGTCAAGGAAGTGAATGGTCGTTTGTGGGGTCTTGTGATTGTGGGCATTGTCCAGTTAGCCGCAATATGCGGATCGTTATTACTTTTAGTTCTAAACAACTGATGACTATATCACGTTCTAGCATAAGCAAGCAGGTGACCAAAGTGCCAAGTAAGTCAAAGTCAAAAACCAAAAAGGCCGATGATGCGTGCACTCGTAAGGTCAAAGCTCGTTATAAGGTTTGGCCTTCTGCGTATGCAAGCGGTGCACTAGCCAAGTGCAGAAAAGTCGGTGCTAAAAACTGGGGCACTGGCGGCAAGTCCAAAAAGAAGAAGACGAAGAAATCCTGATGGCTGTTCGCAAGACAGAAAAAGGCGCTTCGCTTCGCAAATGGTTTAGCCAGAACAAGGGTAAAGGCTGGGTCGATTGTAAGACCGGCAAGCCGTGCGGTCGCAAGTCCGCAAAGAAGGGCGAAAGCAAGCGTGGCTATCCTGCCTGCCGACCGACAATGGCGCAGTGTAAATCTGCCGCGGCCAAAAAAGCGACCAAAAAGAAAACATCATCGAAGCGTGTAAGTTGGAAAAAGAAAAAGAAGTAAATCAGTGGGTTGAAGAATGGGTAGATACACTGTCCCAGGCCGATCCGCAGACTAATGGGATACCGTTGTGTCCATTTGCGAAACCAGCGTGGCACAAAGGGCATGTAAATGTCCGAAAAGGTCAGGATCTTTGGGACTTGGTCTTTCGAGAAGTTGACAAGTTTGATGGTACACACAAGGTAGTGATGTGTGTGCAAGAGGAACCGGAACAGGACTACTTTGAATTAGAGGCAGCGTGTGGCGCGTTAAACGGCTGGTTCGCTGCAACGGGTTTAGACATTTGGCTTTTGGCTTATCAAGAAGACCGGTCAATCGTCTTTATACAGACATTGTCAGATCTTGACGATGCTGCGGACACGCTCCAGAAGTTGGGGTACTATAAACACTATAGTGATGCTGACTATCAGCGTTTAATCGAACAGCGGAGAAAGCTCCGAAGGAGAAATGAAGATGCCTGGAATGATGCGCGGAAAGAAAGCGCCTAAAACCGGAATGGTCAAGAAAGCTCGCGGCGGAATGGTTAAAAAGATGCGCGGCGGAATGGTCAAGAAAGCTCGCGGCGGAATGGTAAAAAAGGGCAAGAAGTAATGGCTAAGAAGATCAAGCGGTCCTGCAGTGACGTAAGTCCTCGCAAAAAAATGGCGATGGAAGGTACGATGGGCGCCGATGTTCCTCGTAAGTTTCAACGTGGTGGGATGGTAGATAATATGCCAATGTCACAGATGAAGCCCCGTGCAGACGTGACCGGCATGGATGCGGCGAATATGGACCGCATGATGCAAATGCGTCGGTCTCGTATGTCTTCGGGTGGTATGCGCCCTCAGATGCGTCGGAACCGGATGGTGTAAATGGCGACTTCTGGGTCTACGGACTTTAACCTTGATGCGTCAGACATTATCGAGGAAGCGTATGAGCGGTGTGGGCTAGAAGTTCGCACCGGTTATGATGCACGAACTGCGCGTCGCTCGCTAAATCTGATGTTTTCTGACTGGGCCAACCGCGGAGTTAATCTGTGGACGGTTCGTCAGGGCACGCTGACGCTCGTTCCGGGCACTGCAACGTACAATGAAGACAACGGTCTTGAGGCCGGCATGTCAGACATTCTTGAAGTTGCATTGCGCCGGGACAACACCGACTTCGAGGTTGACCGGATTAGTCGTGGTGAATACCTGAACGTACCCAACAAAACAACCGAAGGCCGTCCGTCTCAGTTCTATTTCAACCGTCAGATTAAGCCTGAAGTCACAATGTGGCCGACACCGGATGCAGCAGACACATTGGTGTACTACTACATTAAGCGGATCGAGGACATTGACACGTCGAAGAATAATGCTGAAGTGCCGTTTCGTTTTATTCCTTGCATGGTTGCTGGACTTGCATACTACTTGGCGATGAAAAAAGCGCCAGAGCGCATTCAGTTGCTGAAGGCTGTGTATGAGGAAGAGTTCCAGCGTGCGGCGGACGAAGATGAAGATCGTGTATCTTTAAAGCTACAACCTGATATTCAGTACATTAGGTTCTAAGGTGTCTCGGTACGCTTCGGGAAACAAGGCTTACGGTATATCGGACCGTTCTGGTTTTCGTTATCGCCTGCGCGAAATGAAAAAAGAATGGAACGGCCTGTTGGTTGGACCGGATGAGTACGAGCCAAAACACCCGCAACTTGAAGCGCCGCGTGTGGGTCCAGATCCGCAGGCTTTGCGCGATCCACGACCAGATCAAACAGAACCGCTTTCTGTTTTTGTCGGCACAGATGTCGTAGAACCTAATGTAC